TAGGTGTATTTGCAGCAATACTAGCTGTAGCAACATAGAGGAATAGTATGCACTCAGTAGTCTACGTTAAGTGGAATGATGCTTGCGAAGCGGACGATATGCAGGACGCTGAAATGGATAACTGTATACAGGAAGTAGCAGGTTTTTTTGTTAAAAGAACTGACAACAATTACTACATAGCACGAGATTACAATACTCTGGACGAGGAATACTTAAAGATTCTTCGTATACCAGAGCAATACATTATTGACTTTATAGTTATGAAAAAATGATACAGATGTTATTAGCACCAATAGCTGAAGTAGCTAAGACTTGGGTAGGCGGTAAGGTAGCTGAAAGCAAAGCTAAGTCTGAAGCCAAACTAGAGACTACTAAGGCTAGAGCTGAAGTCATGAAGAAGGTTGCAGCAGGTGAGCTGGACTGGAACCAGACAATGGCTGAAGCTAGTAATAAATCTTGGAAGGACGAGTGGCTTACTATTTTAGTTAGCATACCACTTGTTCTAGCTTTTACAGGGCATGAAGAAATAGTTATGCGTGGTTTTACTGCATTGGAAGCTATGCCAGACTTTTACAAGACAGCCGTAGGTGTGGTATTCGCTGCATCATTTGGTATTCAATCAATTAAAAACATGATGAAAAAATAATGAATTACTTTAGTAGAGAAGAATTTGACTGCCAAGAAACAGGCGAGAATCAAATGTCTCCTGAGTTTCTAAACATGCTTGATATTCTAAGAGAGAACGCAGGTTTTCCTTTTGTTATTACTTCAGGTTATCGCTCACCTAATCACAGTATCGAAGCTAAGAAAGAAAAAGCAGGTACTCATGCACAAGGTATAGCTGCTGACATTAAAGTTAATAGTGGTGCAGAGCGCATGGTTATTGTAAAGGAAGCCTTAGCACTAGGCTTTACTGGTATTGGAGTAGCTAAAACTTTTATTCATGTAGATATTAGAAAGACTACACCAGTTATTTGGACTTACTAATGTCCGATCAAGTTAATAAAAAAAAAGTAGGACGACCTAAAAAGAAGGACATCGAAGCAAAGAAGGCAGGAAATCGTAAAGCAGTAGGTAGACCTAAAGGCGATGCTGACGCTATTCGTGAATACAAAGCTAGACTTCTTGCTAGTCCTAAATCTCGCAAGGTTATGGATAGTATCCTTAATGCTGCACTAGACGATGACCATAAGAATCAAGCAGCAGCATGGAAGCTAGTAGTGGATAGGATTATGCCACTGTCTTACTTTGATGAAGCTAAGAACACAGGCGGTAAAGCCGCAGTAAACATTACAATCACTGGGGTAGGTGGCGATACCACTATTATTGGTGAACAAGAGCCAGACATAGAAGAAGGCCAAATTGTAAATTTAAATCCACTGGAGAGTGATTAGTGTTACCAGTATTATTAGCAAAGTTTCTACAGAATAAGATTGAAAATAAGCTAGAAAAACCTACGGACTTATATGAGAGTGTAAGAGACAAAGGATTATTGTCTGGAGTCTACGGCTTTGCAAAAGATAAAGTAGACAAAAAAGTAGATAGGATAGAAGGACTATATGACAATACCTTAGATTTTTTTGGTTTTGGAGAAGAAGAAGAAGAAGAACAAGAACAGCAAATGGGCTTTGCTAATATATACGCTGACCTATTAAGGAATCCTGACTTTCAGTCTTTAGGACAACTATCAGCTCAACAAGAGCAACTAAATCCTTTCTCAGATTTAACGAAACAGCTTAGTTTCATGAATCCTAATAGCAAATTTACAATAGGTATTAAATAGTGTCAGTGTTACCAGAGACGTTAGGAGATTATCTTCGTCAAAAAGAAGAAGATGATAAAAGAGAGAATTACAAGTTGGCTGAAGGTCAACGTATGCTACAGGAATTAAATCAAAACAATACTACCTACGACCTGCCGTCTGACATTAGTTTTGCAGGAGATGTTGGTCAAGCCTTTCTTCCAGTAGACGCTTATAATGAATTTACAGAAGGCAACTACGGAGATGCTGCATTAGAGCTTGCAGATTACGTCAAAGAGATGACAGGAGTTGCAGCAGGTGCTGACGCTCTTGGCTATGGATATAATATTCCTGAAGGTGAGCTTGAGGACAGGAACAGCATATATGCAAATATTCTAGCAGGTAATGTAGGCACTGCTGCTATGCAAGCTCTTGGTGTAACTCCTTTTGGAAGAATCACTAAGGCTATAGACAAGGCAAAAATGGCTAATGATGTAGCCGTCCCAACAAGAAAGAAGGACATAGCTCCTAAAAAAGATAGGTACTTAGAAACAGCAGAAGATAGAAACATCCCAGAATTTCCTACAGTAGGATCAGCTTTAAAAAATTCTAATACATATCCAAGCAATACAAAAGGTAATTATCAGGACACTTACAGAGCAATTCTATCTGACAATCCAAATGAAATAAAATTACCATACGATGGTAACCCATTACTATCTGGGATGTTAAAAGATATTACAGGTTCTGATTTAGTAAATTCCATCGCGGATAGGACTGGTAATAGGACAGTATATCAAATTGGTGAGGATATTCTAACGTACCCAATTAACTCAAGAGGTGGATTTACTTTTCTTAGAGAAGACCCAAATAAGGCATGGGCGATTACTGGTAAAAGTGGATCACTAATTAATGATGTAAACAGCAGACCTGAAAACGATAAGATACTAATGCCAGCATTAATGTCTGCTTCAGGTGGATCAAATTTTAATTCCGCAGTTATAGCAACAGCATTTGATATAGTTTCTAGCAGAGGATTGATGAATAGAAAAAATCTAGCGGAACTAAATGATACTGTTAGAATGAAATATAAAGATAGCAAAAGAGGTTCTTTTGTTCCTTTTAAGTTAAAAGATTTTAAACCAGAAAACATACAAGATACTATACGCAGAGTTGCAGTGGATGGTACAGCAGACGATAAGAAAGCGTTTGCAGAAGCTCTTGACAGCAAAAAACTAAAGGAAAATGATGCGTTCCCAGATATGGGAGATATTAGGTCTGCTCATCATAATCCAGACTACGATGAAATTCCTTCTCTTGCTTTAGGACTTGGAGCTGCTAGGTTAGATAAGGAAAATTTATTTAATCTTAATCCTACTGATCCTCACACCACTTACACAGCAGATATACTTGGCAATCCTTTAATGCAGCAGTCTGAAATATTTTATCCTCAGCAGTTAATATTTCCTGATTTTTACAATCAAGTAATGCGAGAAAGAGGCCTCTCAAAATACAAAGATTTAGGATCAAAGTACAAGGCTATTGAAACAGGACTTACAGATGCTCAAGGTGCAGTAGACAGTCGTGGTGTGGAGTACACTAGATCAAGAGCTATGCAACTTGTGGACGATCCGTTAGTAGAGAACGTGGCTAGGTACGAAGATGACTTTGCAAAATTTAAAAACTCCGATGAGATTCAGGAATTATACGCTACCGATAGAGAAGCCTATTTAAATGCCATGCTTGATTTTTACACAGGATATTAGTGAGTACCGATCTAAACATTAAGCTACTAGGTTGGCAACAAAGTGTCTGGGATAGTAAAGCTAGATTTAAAGTAGTAGCAGCAGGTAGACGTACAGGTAAGTCTCGTCTAGCTGCATACCTACTAATCTTTTACGGCCTACAGGTTAAAGCTGGTCATGTGTTCTATGTAGCACCTACACAAGGACAGGCCAGAGATATTATGTGGCAAGCATTACTTGAGGTAGGACACCCAGTAATCAAAAGCAGTCACATTAATAACTTACAGATTACACTTATCAATGGTGCAACTATATCATTGAAAGGTGCTGACAGACCAGAGACTATGCGTGGTGTGTCATTAAAGTATCTAGTAATGGATGAGTACGCGGATATGAAGCCTGAAGTTTGGGAACAAATCCTAAGACCTGCTCTTGCTGACCAAAAAGGTGGTGCTTTGTTTATTGGTACACCTATGGGGCGCAACCACTTCTACGAACTGTATACCTATGCAGGTTTGGAAGAAGATGAGACATACGAAGCATGGCATTTTACTTCATACGATAATCCGTTACTAGACCCAGCAGAAATAGATGTAGCTAAAAAGTCTATGTCTAGCTATGCATTTAGACAAGAGTTTATGGCTTCCTTTGAAGCACAAGGCTCAGATATCTTTAAAGAAGAATGGATCAAGGTTAGTAGCGAGGAGCCTGACATTGGCAACTACTACCTAGCTATTGATATGGCTGGCTTTGAAGATGCTAATAAGAGAAAGAAAAAGAGCAGACTCGATAACACATCCATAGCTTGTGTAAAAGTAAATGAACATGGTTGGTTTGTAGATAACATTATCTATGGCCGTTGGACATTTGAGGAAACAGCAAGAAAGATATTTGAAGCAGTAGACCACTATCAACCTGCTGCGGTAGGTATTGAGAAAGGTATCTCAAAGCAAGCAATCATGTCACCACTAAGCGATATGATGAAGCAACGTCAAAAGTTTTTTCGTATAGAAGAACTAACACACGGCAACAAGAAAAAGACTGACCGTATTGTAGCTGCTTTACAAGGTCGTTTTGAACATGGAGCTATTACTATTAACGAAGGTGAATGGAATACAGAGTTTTTAGATGAGCTATTTCAATTCCCCAACCCACAAGTACATGATGACTTAATTGATGCACTAGCTTACATAGATCAACTAGCAAATGTTTCGTACTACTATGATTATGAAGAAGATACCTTCGACTTACTAGACCCAATAGCAGGATACTAATTTTATGAATGACGATGATATGATTCACGGCCAGACCTTAGAGTCTTGGGTAATTAACAAGTGTGACCAATGGCGTGACCACTATGAGAGCAACTACGCGGAGATACATGATGAGTACTATCGTATCTGGCGTGGTATCTGGGACAAGTCAGACACTATGCGTGACTCTGAGCGTTCTCGCCTTATCTCTCCTGCTACACAGCAAGCAGTAGAAAGCTCTGTTGCAGAGATTGAAGAAGCTACGTTTGGTCGTGGTAAGTTCTTTGATATTAAGGATGACCTACAAGATCCAAATCCACAGGACATTGGCTTTCTACGCAATCAATTAGACGAGGACATGCACTTTGCTAAGACACGTTCTTCGGTAGCTGAGTGTCTTATTAATGCTGCTGTATTTGGTACAGGTATTGCAGAGCTAGTCTTAGAGGAAGTGGTAGACCTCAAGGCGGCTACTCAACCTGCTCCTGAGACAGACATGATGGCAGTGGGTGTTATGGAATCTGAAAGGTTCCTAGTTAAGTTAGACCCAATCATGCCTCAGAACTTCTTAATCGATCCTCTAGCTACTAACATTGAAGATGCAGTGGGTGTAGCCATCGATAAGATGGTTCCTTACCATCAAGTTAAGCAAGGTATTGATAATGGTATTTACTTGGACGTAGAGGTAGAGAAGGACGTATACGACCCAGAGCTAGAAGATGCCAGTAAGATTACTACGTTATTTAATGATGACATGGTACGCCTAACTAAGTATTACGGCCTAGTACCTACAGAATTACTAAGCAATATTACTGAAGATGATGAAGTAGAAGACATTATCCCAGTGGACAAAGACCAAAGTTACACTGAGGTAATTATGGTTATTGCTAATGGTTCTACAATCCTAAAGATTGAGAACAATCCTTACATGAAGAAAGACCGACCAGTGGTTGCTTTCTCTTGGGACTTAGTACCATTTAAATTCTGGGGTCGTGGCATCTGTGAGAAAGCGTATAACAGCCAGAAAGCATTAGACACTGAGCTACGCGCACGTATTGATGCTTTGGCTCTTACAGTGCATCCTATGATGGCTGTGGATGCCTCACGTATGCCTCGTGGAGCTAAGTTAGATATACGAGCTGGTAAGACTATTCTTACTAATGGTAATCCTGCTGAAATCTTGCAGCCATTTAAGTTTGGTCAACTAGATCAAGTGTCCTTTGCTCAGGCAGGTCAGCTACAATCTATGGTGCAGCAAGCTACTGGTGCTATTGATAGTGCTGGCATACCTGCATCTATTAATGGTGAAGGCACAGCAGCAGGTACGTCAATGGCTTTAGGTGCAATCATTAAACGCCACAAGCGTACGTTGATTAACTTCCAAGAGAACTTCCTAATACCTTTCGTAGAGAAGGCAGCTTGTCGTTACATGCAGTTTGCTCCAGAACTATACCCAGTTAAAGACTACAAGTTTGTAGCTACCAGCTCTCTAGGCATTGTTGCTCGTGAGTACGAAGTAACACAGCTAGTACAACTACTACAAACTATGTCTCCTGAGTCACCAATGTACCCAATGTTAGTAGAGTCTATTGTGGATAACATGGGCTTGTCTAATCGTGAGCAAATTATCGCCCAGTTGAGACAAGTTAATCAGCCTAATCCTGAGCAGCAACAAGCGCAGCAAATGGCACAGCAGCTACAGATGGCTACAGCACAGGCTCAACTAGAGGCTATTCAAGCAACTACCCAAGAAACAATGTCTCGTATTCAGCAGAATCAAGTTGAGACTCAGTTGTTACCAGTAGAAGAAGAAACTAAGCGTATAGCAGCTATGGCTAAGACTATGGGTATGGATGACTTTGAAAAGCTAGTTGAATACGCAAAGCTAGAGCTAAAAGAAAAAGAGCTTGACACTAAAGAAGACATTGTACGTCTACAGATGTCTAGTCAAAAATAAACCTTGACAAAAGGTGTACAATAGTGTATAATAGAGGTATGTCCTATACATTAATATAACAAGGAATAAAAATGATAGACAAAGAAGTAGAAAACTATTACGAAGCCTACTTTGATTTGTTTATGCAAGCAGGTTGGCAGCAGTTTATGTCTGATGTCCAAGCCGCTTCAGATTCAATTCAATTACTTGCAATCCAAGATGCTAAAGAGTTACACCTAGCTCAAGGACAAATGCAAGTTTTTCAACGCCTCCTAAACTGGCAGGATTCCATAACTAATACTTATGATTCCGTAGTAGCAGAGGCAGAGCAAGAGGAGTTAGATGCGTAAGCTATTTGACTTCAAATGCAAAAATGACCACATAACAGAACATTTCACTGAATCCGACCAAGAACAAGTGTTATGTCCTGAATGTGGTCACACATCAACGCGGATAATCTCTGGTACTTCTTTTAAGTTAGACCAATCCTTTGCAGGAGAGTCTATCAAATGGGCAAGAAGACACGAGAGAGCCGCTAAAAACCACTAACTAATTCCACAATACTTTTATAAGTACGGAGAAATCATTAAATGGCTAAGATTATTGATCCTCTTGATAATCAACAAGAGTTAAATCTACAAGAAGACGAAGAACTTGTCAACTTATTTGACACAGATACACCAAAAGAAACAAAAGTCGCTGAGAGTCCTCAGACAACGACTGAAGAAACTAAAACCGAAGAAAGCAGTGTTCCTGATAAATATCAAGGTAAGTCTATCGAGGAGATTGTGCAGATGCACCAAGAAGCTGAAAAGCTGGTTGGTCGTCAGAGTTCTGAGGTTGGTGAGCTTCGTAAAATCGTAGATGACTTTATCAAGACAAAGGCAGACGAAACTAAGCAACCAGAAGTCCCAGATAATTCGTCAGTAGACGATTTAGACTTTTTTGAAAATCCTAATGAAGCAGTAAGTAAGGCTGTATCCAACAGTTCTGAAATGAAGCAGATGAAGGAGCTACTTGCTAAAACAAAACAGCAAGAAGTTCTAGCACAGCTTCAGAGCCAACATCCTGACTATGTAGACGTTATCCAAGACGATGAGTTTGCTAACTGGGTGAAGGCATCTGATGTAAGGATAGAGCTACTACAACGAGCTGATAAATACGATCTTAATGCTGCTAACGAGCTGCTAACCAACTGGAAGCAGATTAAAGGCGTTAAACAAGTTACGCAACAAGATCGTAAGCAACAGATCAAAGCAGCTTCTACAGGTGGTAAAGGTTCTGGCGAGCCTACCTCAAGAAAGATTTATAAACGTACTGACATAGTTCAACTAATGATAAGTGACCCAGAACGCTATAAAGCTAATGTCGATGAATTTGACAGAGCTTATAGAGAAGGTCGCGTTAAATAATCTAACTTATAAAGGTATATAAAAAATGGCAGGTTTAGGTAATTCAAATCACGTCACACCAACCAATGTGGATGCTTTTGTCCCAGAGATTTGGTCAGACGAAATCGCAGCAGCTTACAAGTCTAATCTTGTAATTGCTAACTTAGTAAAGAAAATGAGTCATGTTGGCAAGAAAGGTGATACACTTCACATTCCTAAGCCAGTACGTGGTTCAGCTACTGCTAAGGCAGAAAACACTCAAGTAAACCTAATCGTTGGTGCTGATACAGACTTTACAGTTTCTATCGACAAGCACTACGAGTACTCACGTTTAATTGAGGACATCACTGACGTTCAAGCTCTACCATCACTACGTTCTTTCTACACAGAAGACGCTGGTTATGCTCTAGCTCGTCAGATTGATTCTGACTTAGGTAATCTAGGTAACTCACTATCTGGTCGTTACTACATGGACGCTGGTGCTACAGGTGCGTTGACAGCTTATGCTGCTGACACAGTTTTAGCTGCTGACGTGTTCACTGATGTAGGCTTCCGTACTGCAATCCAACTACTTGATGACGCAGACGTACCTATGGACAATCGTTTCATGGTTGTTCCTCCTTCAGTTAAGAAGGACATTCTAGGTATTGACCGTTTCAACAGTTCTGACTTCGTTAATGGCCGTCCAGTAGAGAATGGTCTAATTGGCGAAATCTACGGTGTTAAAATCTATGTATCTACTAACCTACCTGAAGTCGAAAGTGCTGCTGAAAACGGTGCTAACGGTCGTGTAGTTGGTGGTATTCTAGGCCACCGTGATGCGTTCATTCTTGCAGAGCAAATGGGTGTACGTGTTCAGACACAATACAAGCAAGAGTTCTTAGGTGACTTGATGACTGCTGATACAATCTATGGAGTTGCAGAACTTCGTGATGGTGCAGCTTTACAACTAGTCTTCGCTTCTGACGCTACTCCAGCATTAGCAGCACCGTAAGACAATTTGTAAGTAATATGAGGAGAGGTGGGAAACTGCCTCTCTTTTACTAAGGAAATTATTTACATGAGTCCTAAGAATGAGATAGACCCCATAGAGTATGGGAAGCTACTTAGTAAAGTAGAGTCATTAGAAGAAAAGGTAGGCTCAATGGAGCTTGACCTAAAAGAATTATTAGAACTAGCCAATAGGTCGCGTGGCGCGTTTTGGGTAGGTCTTAGTTTAGCATCGTTTATGGGTGCTTTGGCGACTATATTATTTAAACGATTTTTGGGGTAGTGTATGGCAATATATAGAGGCACTGGTGGCGCAGGGGATTCCACTACAGATGCTACAGTTACAGAGGTAACAACACAAGCTACTAATGCTGCAATATCTGCTGCTCAGGCTTTAACTTCCGCATCAAATGCAGCTAACTCAGAAGGTAATGCATTAACATACTCTAACTCAGCAACTGCTAAAGCTAGTTTAGCAAATGATTCTGCTAATAATGCTGCTGACTCAGAAAGTAATGCAGCTTCTAGCAAAACATCGGCAGCAGCTTCAGCCGCAGCAGCCTCTACTTCAGAAAGTAATGCATCTACTTCAGAGAATAATGCAGCAACTAGTGAGACTAATGCAGCAGCTTCTTTTGATAGTTTTGACGATAGATACTTAGGTGCTAAAGGTTCTGCACCTACTGTAGACAATGATGGTGATGCACTTATAACAGGTGCTTTATACTTTAATACTGTAGGTAATAAACTACAAGTATGGACAGGCACAGCTTGGGGTAACATAGAAGGTGACGAAGGTGTTGTAGAGTTAAATGACTTAACAGCTTCAGTTACTTGGGCTAACGTGCCAGACGCAAACATTACGCAAGGTAGTGTAACGCAACATCAAGCAGCCTTATCAATCACTGAGTCACAAGTATCTGACTTACAAACATACCTTACTGGTAACCAAACCATTACACTAAGTGGTGATGCTTCTGGTTCTGGTACTACGTCTATTGCTGTTACAGTAGCAGACGATTCACACAATCATATTATAGCTAACGTAGATGGTTTACAGACTGCACTAGATGCTAAAGGTACATTGTCTAACGTAGTAGAGGATACTACCCCACAGTTAGGTGGTGCCTTAGACTTAAACTCTAATGACATTACTGGTACAGGTAATATAAACGTAACAGGCGGCGTAACTACAACTACAAGTATTGATGTAAGCGGTACTGA